CAAAAGTTGTATGGTCAAATTATTGCTTTAGCACCTGAATTTAATGATCTACAAGATTCATTGAAGAGTGCTAATAGTGAAGTAAACGCTTTAGTTCAATCTTTACGTGATCTAGCTGAACAAGCTAGAGGAGCTAGAGGTGAAACGGAGCAAAATCGTAATTTAGCTTCTTTACGAAATGAGTTTGATAAGGTATCTGCTCTTGCTATGCAAGGCGATATTGAAGCAGCTAATCGCCTTCTTACTCTTGGTAAAGATTTGATGAGCGTAAGTAAAATCTATGCTTTATCAAATGAAGAATATGCTAGAGATTTAGCATTAATTCAAAGAGCAGCTACGATAGCAGCAGATTTACAAGCACAAGGATTGGGAACTTCTAATACAACATTAGCTCCTGTAACTGGAACAACGTTACCCAAGAAGCTGATGATACACCTTTAACAGTGGTTGTAGCTCCATAATATGATATAATAAAGTATAAAGACAAGTAAAGGGAGAGTTTAGGCTCTCCTGATACATAAATTAGAATAATTATAAATTTGAGGAATACCAATGAGGGTTATTAAAAGTATAGAAACAACAGATGCTATTTTAACCTATAGCAATATTTCAGAAGATGAATATCCTCTTTGGGTTTCAGGAACATCCTATACAACAGGACAAAGAATAATATATCAACACCATATTTATGAAAGAATTGTTGCAGGAGCAGGAATAACAACACCAAACTTAGATCAAACAAACTGGTTAGATTTAGGTGCTACTAATAAGTATAAGATGTTTGATAATATTATTTCTAGCGTAAGTAGTAGAACTGGAGGTATTGAATTTACTTTAACTCCAAACCAAGTTGTAAACGGTATCGCACTACTAAATGTTAATGCTTCTACCGTTAGAGTTGTAATGACTGATCCCGTAGATGGGGTTGTTTATGATCAAACAAAAGAACTACGATCTTCTAGCGAAGTTACAGACTATTTTACTTATTTCTTTGCTCCTTTAGTTTCTTTAACTGATTTAAATACAGCTATTTTTTTAGATCTTCCAAATAGACCTACAGCAACAATAACAGTTTATATTAGTTCTGGTGTCGGGTTGGTTGAGGTTGGAGAAGTTGTATATGGTATTCAAAGTGTAGTTGGTAGAACAAACTATGGAACATCTATTGGTATTAAATCGTATAGTAGAAAAGATGTAGATGAGTTTGGTAAAGTCACTGTAGTAAAAAGAAAGAACTCTAAATATTGTGAATATGATGTAGATATTGATAATACGAATTTAGCATATGTACAAAGATTATTCCAAGATATTGATTCAATACCTTGTGTATTTATTGGAAATCCTGATATGGAAGAGTTAATTGTATATGGTTTTTATAGTGATTTTAAATCTACTATTTCTTTCCCAACAGTTAGTAAATGCACATTGAGAGTAGAGGGACTTATTTAATGCCAGCACCTATTGTACCAAATTTACCAGTTTCGCCTTCTCGCCTAAGTAGACCAAGTAATTTTATAACTGAATCAACTATTTTTCTTGAAGCATTAACAGCTTTTAGAACAAATGTAAATTTATTAAATACGTATATTAATTCACAAATTCCAAACAAATATAATTTTGGAGTTATTGGGGGAGTTAGAACTTTCCCAAATATATCTCAAACAACAGAGTATAATATTGAGTATACGGGAAATGGTATTGATTTCACAAGTGATCTTGATATTTTTTATGATTTGTTAAATCAATATAGCTATTCAATATCTAATGCTTCAACTTGGTACGATAGCGTGCTTAATGAAGTTGGTACTATACCGTATGATTTAGATAAACCTATGATTAGTGGTATTTCTTTACCAATGAGTCGATCAGAAAGTCGTGATAACTTTAATGATACTGCTTTATTATTTGGACAAACAAGTGTAGATAATATTAATTCACTTTATGAAAGTATATATTATACATATACGACTTCTTGTGGTAATAAAGACTTTGGTTCAATAACAGATACAACAATTATAAAAACAATCTATTGCGGAAGCATTGTAGATACAAATTTAACATATTAGAGGATGCTTTGCATAATTAACTATGGCAGTTCAATTACAATTAAGAAGTGGTACAGCTACAGAGCATAATACTTTCACAGGTGCAAATGGTGAAGTTACTGTAGATACTACGAACAAGACATTAAGAGTACATGACGGCTCTACTGTTGGAGGTACAAGACTTGCTACCCTCGCAGAAGGTTTAGTTCCTGTATCACAACTACCTGATGCGACAACAAGTGTTAAAGGTGTTGTAATATTAAACAATACATTAGCAAGTACAAGTACAACACAAGCTTTAACTGCTGCACAAGCGAAAGTGCTGAACGATCAAGCGTTTGGTGTAAATCAAACTTGGCAAGATGTTACAGGAAGTCGAGCACAGTCAACAAATTATATAAATAATACAGGGAAGACTATTTTTGTAAACATCTACTCCACAACCTCTGGTGACAGTTCATCTGAAGTTACTCTTACTGTTTATGGGTTGGTTGTTGGTCAGAATATTACACGATATGGAAGTGCGGTTAAGACTGCTTTTGTTTGTGCTCCTGTACCACATGGTCAGACTTACTCTATGAATTGGGTAGGTACAGCTTCAATTACGGAGTTACGATAATGAAGTATTATAAGTTAAACAAAGACGTTTATGCTTTTGAACTTGACGGAAGTCAGGATGACTATATTACTAATGACATGGTTAAAATGACAGATGATGAGGTTGACCGTCACATTAATCCTGAAAAATACCTTAGCGATATTGAAAAGGTACAATTGAATCGTGAGCGTATGCCAACCTTAACTCCTATTGAATTTGATATTAAATTAGTAGATGCAGGGTTGTATGATCAAGTCCAAGAGTTGATTCAATCTGATGTAAAGTTGAAAATCGCATATACTCGTGCTACATTCTTTAGCCGTACTGACCCGTTCATTGATCAAGCTCGTATTGCTTTAAGTCTTACAGATGCACAAGTTGATGCCATTTGGGTACAACAAGACCAACAACCACAGCAATAAGGGATTGAAATAAAATGCAAGAGAACTTAAATGATTTTTGGCAAACTATTTTAGACTATTGGTTTCTTATTGCTATGGTCATTACAACTGTTGTTATGGCGATGTTCAGGACAGCAAAACAATATGGTAAAATAGATTACTTAGAAGCAGCTATGTGTGCTCTTTTTGCATACGGGGTTTATTTTGTACTAGGTTGGTTTAAGATACCACCAGAAGCTTCTGTGTTAGTTGGAGGTTTCGTTGGGTGGCTAGGTACAGCGAAAATAGCAACTATTGTTCAAGATAAGTTAGGTTTTGAAAGTAAAGACGATAATACAGAATAAGGAATATAGTATGACATGTACAACAAACACAAAAGCTTACATCAAGATTGGGGACAGTTTTGATGTACCTGTACAAATGGTAGATTCAACAAATGGTTTAGGTGTTGAGATAACACCTTCAATGTCTTTTTCTTGTTCTATTATCAATCTTCTTGGGGAAGTAATTGCAACCCCCACTGTAACCCCTTATCCTGACCAAGTAGCTGACACAGGTTATATGCTTCTCAGCGTCCCTACAAGCGTCACTTCTACTTGGCAGGTAGGTAAGGTCAAGACAGATATTAAGATGACAGTAGGTGGCTCTGTAAGGCACTCACAAGAGTTTTCTTTCTATGTTGTGGGGGCTATTACACCATGAATGTAGTTTTTAAAGTATATTGGAATAATCCAATAGAAATGGTAGCAGAAGCAGGCACACAACAGTTGACGTTTGAAGTTCCGTTAGGTGCTATTATATCTAATCCTAGTAGCGGAGGAGGTACAGCTTCTTACCCTAGCTTCACAGGTAATGCAGCTAAAGTTTTAACTGTCAACGCTACAGAAGATGATGTTGAATGGACAACAGCAGTAACACAAGTTTATGTTGATACACAAGACAGTTTGTTACAAGATCGTATTGATTTAAAAGCTGATGCAATGGCTACAAGTCAATCTTTAGCCCTTAAAGCCGATTTAATTAATGGAGTAATTCCTGCTTCTCAATTACCATCTTACGTGGATGATGTACTTAGTTTTCCTGACTTAATATCATTTCCATCTCTAGGGGAAGACAGTAAAATCTATATCGCAGAAGATGTCAATAAGACATACAGATGGGGTGGTAGTTCTTATGTTGAGATTGGTGGAGGTGGTGTAGCTTTAGGAGAAACATCTTCTACAGCGTACAGGGGCGATAGAGGTAAAATAGCTTATGACCACTCTCAATCACAAGGCAACCCACATAACACAACAACAAGTGATATCACTGAGGGTACAAGGTTATATTTCACTGAGCCACGGGTCAGATCTACT